CCTTGAGGACCGGTTTCACCCTTCGGGCCTGCTGGACCTTGAGGACCGGTTTCACTAGTACCTCCTACGGTCGATGCGTTCGTCCACTTCAATTGACCGTCGTCGCCAAGTGCAAGAACCTGCCCCGTAACGCCTCCGGCGGGAAGCGTGAGCGTATACTGAGTGACACCAGGCGCTGGAGGGACTGCAGAGTAACTCCACAGGTCAAGCGGATGGTTCTTGTCGTTCTTCTCCGTGACGAGAATCTCGAAAGTGCCAGCGCCAACCGATGTTGCGTTGACAGTCCAAGAACCGGCCCAAAGCCAAATTCCACGACTGAAATTCCTGGAAATGTAGCCGTCGGCATCAAGGCTCGCGGTGATCGTCTCACTTCGAACCCTGACGGAAGGAGAACCAGGAATGACAGATTCCAGAACCTTTGGTGTGAAGACAATGTCGCCCTTCGCAGGAAGCACATCGGGAAACGCTTCATCACCAGGACCGATGTCCGCTACTGCCCTGAGAACTCGGCCAGACACCAGGCCGACCTTCCAACCAAGAGTGGTGACCGGAGTTTCATTAACCGGAATAGTCATTCCTGGTTCCTCCTTCCATTTTGAAGTTACTCGGCCGGAACAGTACCCGGCTCAAGCTCGGAAGTCGTCGAGCTCTCAACGGAAGTGTCGGTGTGCGACTTGGCGACGAAGCCAAGAATGCCGCCGAGCGCCATGACAACGGTGTATGCAGGAGTCACCCAGTCGGGCTGCACATACGCGCCATTGCTCGCGTTGCAGAACAGCGTGATACTCACAAGAGCTAGAGCAGCGATTGCCCAAACACCGTAACAGAAGTCACGGAACTTCGGATTGCTGATAGTGATTCTAGTCATTACTTCACCTTGATCCTTTGACCGACAACAATTGAATTCGGAATAAGACCAGGATTGAGAGCGCAAAGCTCGTCAATGGTCTTGCCTGATGCAGTAGCGATGGCCTTGAGAGTGTCGCCCTTCTTGACGACAACGAGCGTGTCAGAAAGCTCAGCCGCAGGAACGGTCCCCGGCTCGGTCTTGGAGTAGTCGATGTAAGCATCGATCGCCTCCTTGACAGCCTTCACAACCTTGTCGTCGTTCGTGATACCGCGAACTGCCTCGGTGATCGCGTTCTTCATGTCGTTGACAAACGCATCCTGCCATGCCATGATGGTGCCGACAGAAACTGCCTCGCCCTGACGATGATCATCGGCCGGAAGGCCATTCCGGACGACCTTGAAATTCCACACATTGGCGGGAATCCTGTTGAAATTCTCAGGAAGCCAACCAATCTCAGTCCTGAGGGTGGTCGTACCCTCCTCTTCCTGACGCTGAATCTGCGCGTCAAGAATCGCGTTGGCAATCTCCTCTGCCGAGGGCATGTCATCTCCTTCTTCGTAATCCACATCGGTTCCGGCACCACTGAGACGATCCGTCCACTCAACCGCAAGATCCGCAAAGGTCCTGCCATAAGTGTTGTACGTCCCGCTTGGGTTGCCGGAGTTGTACGTCGAGCCAGCACGGGCAAGACTTTCCCAAGAGTAATCCCCACCGCAGTACGACTTCAAGAGATTGAAGCCGAACACACAATTCCAGTAAGGATCCCACCAGGAATAATTGGGATTATTCTTGAAATAGCCTGGGTAAGTGATCTGCGTCGGACCAACGCCATTCGAGACACCGCCTCCAAGGACAACAGGAAGAAAGTTGTTCTTGAAATTGTCCTCGGTGACAAGACCCCATCCTTGGCATGCGCCTCCTGCGTCATGCCCGTAGATGTTGGGGCCTCCGGTCTCCTTCATGATCATACCCATGGCCACCCCAAGAGGCAGACCCGTGTTGTTGCTCGCTGCGACGATGGCCGTGGCGTTGGCTACGCCAGCTTGGTTGAGGATGTCAACCGCTTGTGCCATGTTGCGCCCTCCTCGCATCGTTCAGCGCCTTCCTCCTGGCGATGGCCGAAGAGGTCAGCTTCTTGTTACCCTTCTTGTAATTGTCGGGGTTGTTCTTGATCCCACAAATGTGAATCAGAGTGAGCAACCTCGGGAGCGGCCATGTTTCACAAGAAAATGGAATACTGTTGGCCGTCATCCAGTAGTAGACGAGTTCCGATGTGATGAACTCACGAGACTCCTGCCGCTTCTTGGCATCGCTGAAAGTAGTGGCGGTCATCGGAGATTCAATGTAGCGCTGGATCTCGCCAATCTTGTCCTCCGGCATGTAGATGTACACATTCGGGTCAACATCCTCCGGAGCAAAAGTCATCATTCGGATGTAGTCCATGATCTCAGCATTGGACTTCTCCGAGCTCAGGAAGGCCTTGCAGTACTTTGCCTCCCATTTTGAAATTGCGAGAAGAGAGTGCTCAAGGCACAGAGTCACAGGTTCAATGTCGATGAACTCTCCAGTTGTTCGATCGTAATACTCGTCTGCATCAATGTTGATCTTGAGCACTCTCTTCTCCTAGTTTTGTCAGCCGCCAGCCTTGACAGCAGAGATGAGCTCCGTGATGGACGGAAGCGTCGAATCGCTAGTGGCGGAACCCTCGACCTTGTCGGTGATGCTCTTGAGCTTGGTCTGATCGACAAGGGTCGAATCAAGCGTGAAAGTGGCCGACGGGTCGAAGCCCTCGACAACCTGCTTGATCGCGGTGACATCCCAGCTGAAGCTGGTCGGCTCCGGGGAGTCGTTCACCGTGGCATGCTCCTTCTCCGACGGAGACGCCTTCATGCCGTACACGAAGTGATGCTTGTAACCAGCATTGGAGTCGGTGTCGGTGCCAACCTTAGTACGGTAGTACAGAGCGAAACCCGTGCGGTTCTGCTGACCGATGTACGCGCCAGGAGCGATCTCCTTGGTACCATCGCACTGCTCGAACTCCGGCGGGTAGGTGAAAGCCTCGATCGAACCCTTCCACTCCTCGGCCGAGTACAGCGCGAGATACTTCATGTTGTCAGCGTACTGAGCATTCTCCTCAGCGCCCTCGGGGGACTCGGTGACGGTCTTCAGACCGTTCCAAACCACGCCTTTTTCATACTCGCCGTTCTTCTTTTGAACGAACAGAACACCGTGGTCAACGCCAGTCTCGTACTTTCGTTCGCCACTGGTGTCCCAAACCAACTTGGACATTTCAACTCCTTAGAACCAAATATCGAAAGCGTCATGGTTCAGCCCATCGACAGCGTAGTGCCGCTCATGGACACACGCGGGCAAACCAGCGATCTTGTCTACAATTGGACTGTCGGGATCCTCATCTATGACAGTCACCTGATAACGATGGATGTGACGATACGGCACATTGTCTGCGAACGTGGTGTCTCCAGGCATCCTTTCATACACGATTGCTGGATACTTGAGCATCAGCTGTACCGGAGGTTGGAAATACACCTGGCGCGAACCAAGGCATGTCTCCAGTACAACTTGCAGATCAGTTCGCTTGGCCATTGTAAATCCCTCCCAAAGTCAAGACGATACGTGGCCGGTTGATCTCGATGTTGATTACTTTCCATTTTGAACCATTCATCACAACGTAACGAATTGCTCCAATGTTTTCATACATGAACGCGTCAGCGACAATGGAAATCTGATTCGAGATGGTAAGATCGTCATTGGCTTTGTCTGACGGAGACCAACGCCAGGCATGTTTCAACAGATCCCCACGACGCTTACGCTCCGTAAGGCTCGGCCTCCACACGCCCGGCGCAGTCTCCTTCAAATGTTCATAGCCGATGGCTCCACTGAACTTCGCCATTGGCTAACCACCCTGCTCAGGCGGTCTTCTGCTCGATGACAACAGCGGAGTAAGGCTCAACCAGGGCACCCGACAGACGAGTCTCGTACAGGTACTTCATCTGGTTGTAGTCGATGTCGAAGTCATCGAAGAAGTTGACCTCGCCGCCCTTGTTGGTGCCAACGTTGTAGTCGGACATGTTGACGATGATGCCGAGGACGTTGGCCGTACCGCCACCCTCGCTGGCACCGAGCGCCCTGGTGAGACCCTTCATGGGGTCGACGTCGACGATCGAGCCGACCTCAAGGGCATTCGCGAGCTCCTCACGAGTGTTGTACAGTCGACGACCCATCTTGTCACGCTGATGCAGCATGTCGAAGATGACCTTCTTGTGAGCGAAGAACGTCGGGTTGCCGGAGCCCTCATATTCGAGCATAGCCTCTGCAACAATGTCGATCAGTGCGCCGTCGGCAAGCGACGCATCCTTGGAAATGGTGTGCTTGACACTGTAGAAATTGTCATCGGAAAGGATCGGACGAATGTGCTCCTCCTGAATCTTGTCATCAGAGGTGACCGAACGACCATCGCCGAACAGGATCGCGCGAGCGAGCTCCTCCTTCAGCTTGACCTGCATCTCTGCCTTGATCCAGGACACAACGTCGAAATCAGTGATGTCGAGAACGTCGTCACGGTCAAGCTTCTGCTTCTTGTAAATGGTCTGCGGGGTGGTCTCCCGGCGAAGCAGCTTGAAGACTTCTTCCTTCTTCAGCTTACCCTTCTGGTAGCCCCGCGCCCTGGCGTCGTCACCAGAAATATCGGCGAAGGTGGTACGAACCTTGGCGAACGGGGTGTGCTTGGTGCCGCCGACGATGGCCTGAACCCACGGCTTCTCCTTCTGGATGAACTCCGGCGGGTTGTTCATCTCCTTGGCGTCCGGGAACAGAAGCTCGATGTTCGAGATGCCATAAGACTGAGCGTGAGCCATCACAGACTCGGACAGAGTGCCGTAAGCCTCCGCATCAGCGAAGATGGCCTTGATCTGAGAGTGCTCAAGCTTGGGGCCGCGATCAACAGCAGTCGAATCGAACACGTTGTGCTTCACGTTTGCCTCCTTGGTAGCAGAATGCGCAACATTGTCAGCGGAATCAGTATTCTGGTCATTGTCCTGATCTTCGCTGAGAGCCTGATCTACGAGATAAGTGAGGACATCCTTCTGTTCATCGGTCATGGTCTCGATGATGTCACCGATGGTACGGTCGTCCTCGTCATCATCGTTGCTACCAGAGTCATTCTGAGCCGGAGTTTCGTCCCCGTGCTCAATGGTCATACCCGTCGTGATGATTGCCTCATCCTCCTGCTCCTCGATGAAACCATCAGAGTGCTGGATCGCGACAGTATCAATCATCGCACCAGGATTCGCACCGGACAGAACGAGGGACACTTCACGAATGGCGCCATGAAGAACATCCGAACCCTTCTGAACCAGCTTGTTCGCGTAGATGGACATCGCGTTGATGTCACCGTGTGCAACGAGTTCCTTTGCATTTTGACCCGCAGGGGTCTCGTTCAGGAAGCAGTAGGCGTAGACGCCGTCTGCTCGATTCTCAAGGTCAGCATGGCCGAGAACATTGTCGGCCGAATCATGCATGTGCTGCCACACGAGCGGCACTCGCTGACCATCATTGTCCTTGAATGCATCACGACGAATCGTTCGACCATCGGAGCACTTAAGATCATTTCGCGTAGCATAGCCACTGAAATCAGGCTTCACGGTACGCTCCTTCCTCCTGAGGCTCCGAAGGTACCTCAGGCTCAGTACTTACAGGATTCAGATTCTTGTTCCGCAGAACGTCAGCGTTCGGATCATTGGACGGCTTCAAACCGACAATGGCACGGAATTCATTGGAACTCATAATCTCATTTCGAGTAAACTTGTCCGCGATTTCGGCGATTTGCGACGTCGGGACAAGCTTGAACGGATCTCGAATGTACATGACATCCTGACCGCGAGTACGTGCAGTCTTCGTGATGAAGCGCCGACGAATCGCGTCAGCAATGGCATCCAGAATCGGCACCAGCGTGTTGTTCTGATAGTTCAACATGGCTGCCTCTTCGGCGGTCCCATCGAACACCGTCTTGCTCACGCCGAGTTCGGAGTACAGCTTCTCTTCCAGATACTTGACCTGAGAGAAAATGTCATTCTCCACTGCCCGGTTGAGCTGCGTGATCTTCTCAGTACCATCCGTGTACGCAATTCCGTACTTGCTGCCGGTAAGCTGTTCCTCGATCTGCTTTCGACGGAGATTGGCCTGATCTTGACGTGCCTGAGACTTCACTTGATAAGGCAGCTGAATGATGAGATCCAACTTGCCGGACCCGGTCTGCTCATCGACGACGTCGAGAATGGCCAGCTTTCGAATGAGACGCTGAAGAGTGCTGTTGGGCTCGTTCATGGTGGTGAAGAATGGATTCTCCACTACAGCGACGAGTCTCTTGGGGAGAACAATCTCCTGTTGCATGGCAATCTTATCGTTGTACACACGTACACGAACATGCTCAGGATACCAATTGACAACTCTGGCCACACGAAGCGTACGAACATCATAGGAGTCCGTTCTTGACGGGTCCAGGTCGAAATCGGTCGGAACGATCGCAATGACGCCTTCATCCAGAAGAGACACGACAAGATCAATCAGGAAAGCCTTGCCAGACTGGTCAATGTTGGCTTCCGTGTTCAAACAGTACTGCAGCCCACTGTAGATAGTTTCGGCGTACTTTCCGTCTTCGTCCTTGCGAACATGCTGAAGTCCAATACCAGCAACGTCAACCGCAATACGATTGTAAATGCTGGCGACCATCGACATCTCGGACGTTCGATACATCCGCTGCCGACTTGGCAACATGGTGTACCCAGGCCCGTAGTTGACATACTTGTTCGGAGACCCGTTACGAAAGACATTCCATGCGTGAGAAAGCCTCTGCATGAAACCCATACGTGCCTCCTCTCTAACTCCGGTTCAGCTCATTACTGTACCGTTCCTTGACTTGCTGCCTGACAGCACGCTTGTTCTTCTTGGCAGCCTTGTAAGACATCTTCGAGGCCTTCATGATCTTCTTGTTGGCTCGCGAAGAATCGTTCTTGTACTGGTTCTTCGCCGCCTTGTAAGAAGCCTTCGCGGCCTTACGGTTCACCCGGGCAGCCTTGTTCATCATCTTGACAGTCTTGTCGGCGGTACTGTACTGCTTCTTGAGCGCCTTGCGTTCCTCATCGGAACCAGCGCCAGTCAGCGCCTGGCGGCGAGCCTTTCGGACCCCCCACTTCATACCAACAACACCGAAATGTTCCAGTTCATCACTTCCGTCGGAACGCATCCCTTGGATCCTTAATCTTTGCGTCGTGCTTTGGACGGTTGATCTTCGCCTTGTCTTGGTTCTTTCCGCTGTCCCCATTGTTCTTATTCGGCTTTGGAATGGTACCGTTGGCGAAAGCGCTGACGTATGACTTGGCGTACTCCTTGCCGACCTCGGTCAACACCTGAGTGCCAATCTTGAGAGACGCATTGATGAGCTTCTCCGTTGCGGACTTCGGGCGAAGCTCGTTGTACGTCTTCTCAAGCTGCAGCCGCTTGTTTCTCGCAGCAAGATCTTCGTTCGTCAGATACTTGGCTCGCACATGATCGGTAGCAACCCTGTGCGACGCATCGTACCCGTTGGACTTCTTGGGCTTCTTCACCGGCTTCAAGTTGTTCGACAACTCAGACCGTTTCTTCGTCTTGAGGACACCCCACTTCATACCTTTGACACCGTAATGGCGCAGAGCATCATCCATAATCTTCACCTCACTCAAAGTTGTCCTTGTTCAACTTGAACGCGACCCAAGCATCTAACAAGGCAGCAAATGGATCGATTTTGTCTTCATATCGTTTCTTCAAAAGCTTACGATTACCGTTCGTGTCCTCCATGGTTATGGCATTTCCCATGGCGAAAGACATGATCGCTTCGTCGAAAAGAAGAAGACGTTCTTCGGCCAGGTGTTTCAGTTCACCAAGCGGAACACTCTCCGTCTTGGCGCCCTGAATCACCTTTTCGATCCCATACGGACCGTTTTCCTGTTCCCAACGAGTAACGAACTCCTTGGCGTTGTATGGATCGAATCCGAACGCTCTGACGTCGTACTTCATCTCATCGATGAACTTGTCAAGATCGTCGTAGACGTCCATCATGTCAAGAACCGTGGTTCCGACAACTTGAAGTGACCCCTCTTCGAGGAATTCGTTGTACTTTACCCTGGTGGCCGCCGGCAATTTCATCAAAGTGTTTTCAGTAATGTAACTGCGGGTTTTTACGCCAAACTGATCACGGGAAAGCGGAAACAAGAATGTGAATGCACAGAAGTCATCACCCTGAGATAGGTCAGCTCCAATAGAACACGGCATCTCCCAGAACTCATGATGCTTGTGCGGAATTGTGTCTTCGTAAGTGAAGAAATAAGTGTATCCCTCCATGGGGATTCCGAAACGCTTGGCCAGGATGTCATTACGAACAGCGGGGACTTTCTCCATACGTTCGACGTCTCGTTGATACGTTTCGTATGAAACAGTCTTCCCGATGTTCGGGCACGCCTTGATCCACATCTCTGGATCCGCCACTTCTTTGACATCATCCAACTTGTAATGCCAGATCGACGTGTGCGGATCCACGTACTCTCCACGAAGAATACTCGCAAGTTCCATTTTGACGCTGTCACCAGCGCCATTCCTGACGGTACCCTCACTGCTTGTGGCGACGATGATGTAATCTGGATTCTTACTCGCGCCCTGCTCAAGTGCGCCGATCACATCTTCACGAATGTCACCCGAGAGCCACTCGTCAACCGTCGACACCTTCGGTCTCAGCGATTGAAGCTTGTCGATGGTCATCGGTCGGATCTCGATGATGGAATTCGTAAGGAAGTTCTCAATGCCTTTCTTGGTCGATGCGAGCTTCTGCCGCTTTAGCCGGTTGCCCGTAGTGTTCTGCAAGGAACCCTCGGTGAGGAACTGCATCAACGGCCCACGAGCGCGACTCATTGCAGTGCGAATAGGAGAAAGAATCTCCTCAGCCTGCTTCATCGTCGCTGAGGTCACGATCTGCTGTGTGGTGGCGGTGTCCATAGTCAATGCATACATCTGAACAAGTGTGTCATACAATGACTTCGCAGAACCACGTGCCGTGATGATGTACTGCTTGTTCACTAGTGGTTTGAGAATACGCTTGCGTACGTAATGCCCACCAGGTTTGTCCTCGAACGGCTCGTACACAGTCGTGTCAACGAAATAGTACCAACCGTACAGCTGTTCCCCCCAAACCAAGAACGATTCCAGTAGATGTAGATCACCCCCGTCGGTAAGAGTCATCTCCGTCTCGCAGAAGCGCTTCCATCCCTCTACTTCTTCAGGATCATAGTACACGCCTGGGTTGGCTATCAGACTGTCGATGCGGTTCATCTCCGCGGAGATCTCTTTGCACACAGGGAGTTCACCATTGATGACCTTTTCACGCCAGATACCATAGTACTTCGGCGTGGCAGTGTTCGAAAGCCCGTCAAGGGCTTCAGACATGTCCATCTGCCATCACAACCATACGGAACTCGTACTCCTTGATCTGGTTCTGCACCGCCTCCATGACGTATTGCGACGTCGGCGGGTCGAATGCGATTCGCACAGACTGGTACACGTACATCTTAACCACACTGAGCAATCGCTTGTCGCTCGTGAAATCGTCCCAAACCGCAACGGCGTCCTCAATCGTGTATCCATCAGCAGGACCGATGCCCATCTGGTGAACAAGCGTTAACGCGTTGTTGATACATACGATGACATCTGTGTCAAATGCTGTGTCATCGGGGTCAAGGCCAATCATGTGCTTGGTGGAATTGAGAATGCTGTTTTCCATGATCATTGCCTCCATGGCGTTGTGTCGTTTGGCCTTCGCTCCACGATACGCCTCGGTAAGAGATTCTCATCACCATAATGGATCGCGTTGTGCGTTTTGTGTGAGCAACTAATCAGAAAATCAGGGTCCAAGATATCCGGATCGAAGAATTTGATTTGATTCGGTCGAATCGGGTTCATGTGGTGGATGAGGATACGGCCATTGATTTCGTATCCTTCAAGACCAAGATCGCAGCCGTTGTCGCGAGAAATGACCTCATCTCGGACTCTTTTCCACTCAACGGATTGGTAAAAACTTTGATTCAAATAACGATCGAACCCGAACGTCTCATATCCAACGCCACCACCGATTCGCAAGTAATTGTACCGATCTTCGATGGTGTCAAGAAGAATAAGGGCGTCATAGCTCTTTATCACTTCTACTGCTCCCATACGACCGCATAGCATCAAGCGCTTGCTTGTACAACTCTTCAATACGAGCTGTAGAAGCCAAAGCTTCCGTCTTCGCCTTCAACAGCTCGTTCTCCTTAGCGAGTTTCTCCTTTTCGAGCCTCTCACGAGTGGTACCGAGCTTGAGATAATGCGTGATGACCGCCGAACTGGCAGTTCCTTCAGCCAATTGCTTCTCCGCGAGGTCCACCGCCAGGGCGATCATCTGATTCTCGCGCCCTTCGACGGTGGTTGCTGGTGGACGGCGACACGTTTTGGATTGCTTCTTGCTCGCCATCTAGCAGTTCACCTCCGTTTGGATGTAGTTCCGGTGAGTCTTGAAGTGGTACGGTGTAGAAAGGAACCATCGAACTTGTATGAGCTCAACCACGATGCACAAATATACTAGTTGGATGTTAGGAAAGGCACCGTACCACCACAAGGCCCACCGACGACCTCCCTACGAATCCCCCCCCGGAGAAAATATGGAGAGGCCGGCGATGAAGGAGGGGGGTATGTCGAATATGACCCCCCTCGGGCCTTATATCATTTTTATTTTTTATTTTCCATATTTGTCACGAATTGTTTTCAGAACGACGAACCTTCTTGAAATTTTGCGAAGGATCATACATAATAATGTCGTTCATCGCATTTTCAATTTCATTTGATTCATCGAACTCTGAAAGTTCGTTTGAACTTGTTGACACACGAGCAAGCAGTGCACAAGTGTTGTAACCTTTGCTTGTGTCGAACTGCAACCAACGATCGAACTCATCGAAAGGATTGTAAGGATTGTCAATCGTTGTCAGCATTACTTCATCAGACTCAGACACAACCGTTCACATCCTAATCTGTCGTCATGCCAAAGCACGATTGATAGTACTTACACTGACGCCCAGAGCATCGGCTATCTCAGCAACTGTGTAGTTGCCAGAAGACTTCATTGACTTGGCTCTTGTGATCTTGGCTCGAGACAATGTTGTCTTGGCATGAGGCATCGAGTACTCCTTGATCTGGTCCAGATCACCATTCTTCATGATCTCGGACAGCATGTTCGAGGAGATGGCCCCAGCCTGGATAGCTTCCCATTCCTTGGGCGTAATGTTGACCGTGTTCTTGTTGGCGCCCACTCTTGCTCGTGCTTCGGCAAGAGCACGACGTTCGATCTTCTTCTGCTCATCACGATCCATGCCAGGATTGGCATCAACCTGAAGCTTGACCCGGGCGTTGGCAATCAGCTGGGCCTTACGTTCCAGCGGCTTGTTCCGGTACGCATTGTTGAGTTTGCTCTTCAAAGACTTGTACTCTGAATCGTAGGTCTTCCTAGCGGACCGGGATTGTTTGGGCGGGGTCAAACGGGTGGCGGATACCCGGGCCTTTCTAGCCAGGGTCTTCAGGTAGTTGGCATGAGCCGCGTATACTTCTTCCATGGGGAGGCCGGTACTTAAAACCCTAGCATCCCTCACCGTTTCCATTTGATGAAGCTTGTCCTTCTTGTAGACAACCCGACCAGTCTTCTTGTTGACGTAACTCTCCCCGGTTTCCTCGTAGACCTTTTCCCCCGTCCTCTTGTCAATCGGTCCGCCCTTTGCTGCAGACCTAGGCTTGCGCTTGTTGACATAGACGGGAGACTTGGCCCGAGATATGATTGTGGAAGCTCCACCGGATTGGTACTTCTTCTTCAGACCCTTGATGTCATTGTCCAATTCGGACTTCTTGTAGTCAAGCTCATGCTTCTCGCTGTCAATGACGACCATCGAATGGCGGACAGCACGAGCCAACTCAGAAGCAGTGGCACCTTTGAGTGTCATGTCGGTGATGAGGTTCGACACCTTACCCATCTCGATCTGCTTCTGCTTAGGGCTGATAACCTTCTTGCGTCCCGACTTGATGTCCGACTGCTTCATCTTATACTGTGAAGTGGAGAAGTTCTTCAGCCCAGCGAGAGCCGGGGTTGACTTGATCTTACCGTGGTTGTTCGGAACAACCAACACGGTGTCACCGTCGAAGTCAGCGCCCGACAGTCGCTCAGCAACCTTGGCATTGATACCGACAGCGTCGTACGCCTTGCCGAGAATACGCCGACTCTTGGCGTTGCGATTGTTGACAACAACCTCGGGGATCTCAAACGTGCCCGCATGAGGATACCGAATGAGCGCAACCTTCTCCCCATCTCTGAAGTTCGGGGCGTAGATCTCATTCTCCTTGAGGTGTTTGAGCGGAAGAATGACCTGCGTTCGCTGTCGAGGCATCGCTGCCGCCTTCATGTAAACGGCAGCTGAATCAGCCTGGTCAGCAAATGATTCCAGAAGTTTCTTCTTCACGACCGGGTTGGTCAAGGAATTGATGGTGTCATAGTCCTTCTTGTACGCGTCACGAGTCTTGCCCAGTTGTTCACGAGCAAGCTTAACGCTTTGCTTTGAAAGGACCTGGGACGAAAGAGTCTTGGCCCACTGGTCCCAGTCACCCTCTTCACGAACCTTGTTGACCGCGCTCTTGTGCAACTTGCCGTCCTTGCCCTTGAACATCTCGGGCGGGGCGGTGGTGGACTTGAACGGGTTGTCGGGGTCATCCTTCAGCTTCTTGAGTACAGAATCGTCGCCACTGCCAAGAACCGGAGTGCCCTTCTTCTTGTTGGTGTTGAACTGGATGTCAACACCCTTCGGAAGGTCCTCACTGTACATGGCCATGCCCTTTAGATAATGGGTACCATCAACAGCAATACGAACTTGTGCATAAGAGGAGCGACCAAGACTCAGATCCTGAACACCAGGACGGATCTCAATGACGCCGTCCTTCTCGGTTCCACCATCCTCAGCGTACACGACATGCAATCGTTTGGAAGAAACGCCTTCCTTGTTCGGAGAGATCTTAACAAAGGTGTGTCCGTTGTCGAAAGATTTGGCACCGGGGATTTCAATCGAGTCCCTGTTCTCGAAGCAGTCTTTCTTCGTCGCACCCTTCGGTGCAAGAACTTTGACGGTCGTCATCTCTCCCGTGCCGAGCTGCTTTACCTTCATGGTGTGAACAGTGTAGCCCTCGTCTTCAAGCTTCTTGACAGAAGCAGCAAGACGGGTGTCACTGACACCAAGAATGGTCTCGGTACCCTTGCCGATATCGAGATAACCACCGTTGTCCAACTTCTCGCGGAGTACATCGGAAATGTTCGACGTGGCTTCAGCGCGCTCCTTGGTCTGGGGTGCAAGCAACTTGGTCACCGTCGATATTGAGACACCGAGCTCCTGTGAAATGGCGGACTTAGACCATCCCTTCTCCTTAAGCGCCACTGCTCGATCGGAGTTCAACAAACGAAGGTTGTTCTTCTCAACAGACTTCCTGGCTCGAAGATCGCGAATACTCATACCAAGTGCTTCCGCAATCTCACTCTCGCTCATGCCAGACTTGTGCATGGTCTCCACAGCGCCGAGAAATCCGCTACCGTGCTGATAGGGATCTTCGCCAGACCCCCAAGGATAACGACCGGAACGTCGGGGGGTCCCATAGTGAAAGAGTTCGTCTTCATCAATGATGTACATCAGTCACCCTTTGCGTTCTCGATAAGACGATCGAAATGAACAATAAGATCCATGAGATGCGTGACATCGTCCGGGTCGGGCTGCTCAATCGCAACAGTATCGTTCTGATAAATTCGAAGCTCTGTGTCAATCTCCGCAGGCTTGACCTTGTACTCCAAGCAGAACAAGCTCGCGTAAATGTAAAGCTGTTTCATACTGACACGACCAGTGCCAGTCTTCAAATCATGAACACGCAACATGCCCTTGCGATAGGAGATGGCGTCCGCCGTACCGAAACAGTTCACAGAATAAACAAGAGGCTGCTCCGGGGTCATCTTGAACCCAATGGCGTCATTGACATATGCGTTGAGGGTCTTGTCATTGCGCGGCAACTTAATACCAAGCGCGATGGCCTTCGCCGCAAATGCGTGAAGCTCGGTTCCTTTCGCAGCAGCCTGAGCCGTACGAAACGTGGTCAGAAGCTTCTCGTCATCGTAGTTGACCCAATGATACTTGGATGCGCTTAGAAAAGCATGCTCACCCACGAATGCCGAATGCTCGTTCCAGTTCATCTAGAACCTCTTCTTCCGTCTCTGGAGAAATGAACGAAGCATAGCTCATCTCACCGAGTGTACGAATGTAGTATTCTTGATTGGGGCGACGCGGCGCATCAACCGAACGCTTGCACTCCAAGCATCCCCACCTGTCCTTGTACAAAACAAGAAGATCAGGAAAACCCTGCTTGTAGTTGGCGTCGTTCTTCATAACTACACAGCCGGGGAACCGGATCTTTAGCTTAACAAGAAGATTGTGCTGGAATTCTGATTCCTTCATGGCTCTCCTATAAGCCAAAAATAAGTTGAGGTGTGAGGAAACACGCTCTTTTGAGAGCGAATTCGATCATATGATGAGATATAATCTAAGTCTCCTCATTAGATAACATGTAAAAAGCAAAGAACCCCTAGTCAACCGCATGTTTTTGACCTCGTATATCAGAAAAAACTTACAAGACGAGTAGCCTTGTAAGTCTATAGATGTCAGATTTGGTCCAGTTTCAGAGTGGTTGTCGACGGGTTGATCTCGTAATCGTCCCCCATCTTGTCGCATGCCTTCTTGAGCATATGATCGATGAAAACGATGCGGAATCTGGTCTTCTTCGAAATGTTCCTTCTAATGTAAAGGCACTTTCCATTATACCAGGTGTTCTCGTTCCAGTCGGTCATGAATGACTTCGGAATGCACAGCGTTAGATTGGAGCTGTTGAGACGAACATCGACAATGTTCTTGAACATGGTGTTTCCTTTCTCTCATAAGATGACATGTAAAAAAAAACGCTATGACTAGGTATTTTGCGTGCCCACTTTTGTGTCCAAATGTGTGTCCACGGTCTGACTAGGGGTTTTGCTTGAGCGAAAAGTCGACATTTTGGTGAAACCCCTTGTCAGAGGGCTATGCCCACTTTTACCCAAAACATACCCAAAACTCTTATATATATATTACTTTTTATATAAAGTTTTTAAAGAGAAAAGTGGGAATTGGGCAGAAAAGTGGTAAAACCCCTAGTCGCACTGTAAATGAATCATGTCCAAAAAGTGGGCAAAAGTGGGCAAAAGTGGGCAAAAGTGGGCAAAAACTAACAGGCCGTGTGGACCTGTTAGTTCTCTCTGAGCTTAAATACGCGATTCCTAAACCGCGATCGAGTTCTCCTGCTCCTCGACGTCTGGCGCGGCGTAGACAATATTCTCCAGGAAGTTCCGCCGGAGCGGTCCATCAATTAGCTTGGCGATGTCGCGGGACACGTCCATCAACTTCCAGTCGTCGATATTTGAACGGTACTCCACGATCTTCAGCTTGCCCACCGGGCCACGCCTGACACGCAACTGGTGATCTTCGATCTCGTCGACCACAACATGACTCTTTTCCAAGGATCCGTTCTCGAAGGTGCTCACTCGCCAGGAATCAGGCTTGGTCATGTTGATGTACAGCGTACCATTTGTGAGGTGAATCCCGAGATGGGTGTCTGTGTAGTAGTCGACATCAAGGTTGTTCTCCTTGGCCCAGGCGATCAGAGCCTCGGCCCAGGCCCGAATATTGATGTACATAATTTTGTTCCTTTCTCTTACCAGATCTTGTCATGAATGAATCACGCCGGGGTTCCAATCATTGTGATGATTGAATATGTACCGATGAGTGCGAACACACTCATGAACAGTACCATGCAAAGCACAAGACTGTCCCCCCACGCAAAGGGCTTGCTGAAGAAGCTTTTGACCAACGCGATCGCGCCAGCAATTGTAGCGCCGAAAAACGCCACGAAGAACATCCCGCACACGAATATTGCGAGTGCATTGTAGATCATTTGAAAGCCTTTCTGTACCAAGAAGTTTCGTTGAACTTCTTCTTGTTCTTGAGCGCCCGCGACACAGCGAGCTCATACTTCGCATTGGATCGAATGAAGTAGTACCACAAATCCTTGTACGGGGTGTTGACTCTGTCAATACGCCCCATGGCCTGTTCCGTTTGACGATATGAATAGGACTGACTGAAGAACACAACAGTGTCTGTTTCTGTACAGTTCCACCCTTCAGAACCAGAATTGTACTGGACCAAGTAGTACCACGAGTCTGTGTCCGGAATGGGCTCGTGCTTGTGCCCGTTGTACTCCGCCACAGTACCCTTCAGAACGGCTAGAGACCGCCTCAGAGCGTCCAATTCGAAGTCGTAGTTGTAGAATATGATGGACCTCGGATGATGGTCTAGAATGCCATACAGAGCATCTATCCGGGACGGATCAAGATATATGATCCGCCTTAGAACTGAGAAGTACTCGCTGGCTTGTTCTATCGGCTTGTCTTCGAGATGGTTCCATCTTGAGACGTTCAGCAGCTTGACTTCGAATTTGTCATACTCACAGGGGACATACGTCATATGCCGAATCGTGCCGCGTTGTACAACCAAGTCCACCAAGATCTGATCTCGGAAACGTTCCAGTCTCTTCGTTCCGATGTATCGTTCGATCTGGGGGTACTTCGTGAAACGATTGAACACGCAATACTCGCGCTCGAACTCAGTCTTGTTCTTGATGAATCCATTGGCTTTGAACACCGGCACATAGTCCGACCAAGTGTCCGCTGGTGTTGCCGTCAACAAGATCCAAGTGTTGTTCTTGGCGATCTTGTAAAATGAGTTAACCCACTGTCCATTCCCGACAAGGTGCTGCTCATCGAAAATGAAGAAGCCTCCGACGACATCGACGTACTTCTTGATGTTGTTCCAGCTGTCGATAGTCACCGCAATTCGGCACGGCTCGTGCTTGCTGATGGCGAACTTCGCCAGTTCCTGTTCCCATTCCAAAGAATCACGTTTCTTCGCGGTGGTGATGATGAACAGAGGGGCGGGCTTGTGGTTCTCCAAGTAGTATACGATGGACGTGATACTCTTGCCACTGCCCACCCCTCCGTTCAATATGCACCCATCACGAAGATTGTCAACCGCGGTTCTCTGCTGTTGCAGAAGAGTCGGTGTCAATCGTCTTGACCTTTCTCATCATATTCTTGACGAACATGCTGTCCTTCCGGCAACTCAACACAACGGTGTCGCCCATTGCAACACGTGCTGTGAACTTGACTATGGACGGATCGTCGATGCTCGTGCCCCACGAGTAGTCGTCGGATTCCACGGTTGAGGCGAATTTCTCAGCTATCTTCTCACATGCTTCGATGTATGCGTCACGATCGTTCATGTCAGCACAACGTGTCCTGTTGCTTGTTGAAGTGCACCAGCGAATAAAGAGAGGCGTACTTCGTGATTGCAGAACCGTTCTTGCGGTACAGTACGAACCTGTACATCGGATTCGACTCTGTCGGTTCATCGACCAGGCCGAATTCTGCCTCGTAGAGATCCACGAGGAATTCCTTGTACTCGTTGATGTGCTCTGATGTTACTGTCTCATGCATCATACTTCTCCGCGAAGACGTCCTGATCGATGGTGACGTACATGGACTTCACATACGCCTTGATACCCCCGGTGCCGTTTACCTCCCACTGGTAGGGGCGGACCACGAGATCAACGTTCTGAATGTCGGCCCAGTCGAGCATGTCGACGGTGCTTTCATCGAGATACGTCTTGTTGCCGCCGGAGATCAGAACGATCTTCGGGGGGTAGCTGTTGAATGCGACGGCCACCTGGAGATACGGCGTCGCCTCGTCGCCCTCGTCCTTCGGGCGAAGTCGCTTCACATTCCACCCGTCTTCGCTGAGACGCTCGGCCATGTCATCGTCCGGAATGACAACGCAGAAGTTCCTACGTCCTGCGAGATTGAACCGGCTCTCCCGACCACCGAAGTTGCGGAAGAGAATACGCGCATTCTCAATTGCGATGTTGTTTGGCATCGTTTTCCTTTCAAATGTTGATTGCTTAAATGTTGATTGCTGCGAGGAAGCGCTCGGCGTTGTCCTTGTCGAACAGCGCCGATTCAAGGTTCCCTCGCATGAGACACAAGTTTTTATTCGTTTCGTCATCTCGCTCGTATTGATTGTCCCGTTCGATACGGTCGTTCAACATGTTCACGCGAGCGATGATATCGGTTAGTCGCTCCTCCATGGCTCGACGAGCCCCGCAGTTGATGAGGAATTCCCTCTGTTTTTTCGAGAAGAGATACTGTTCCGGGATTCCGATGCTGACGAGAATTGAGATGATCGTTTCGAGCAGTTTGTTTATCGAAACAAGCTCGTCACCAGGCCTGGTGTACAGGATCGATGTTTTGAGTTCGTTTCGCGTGAATCGTATGCAGATGTCGTTGTGACAGTAGACCCATTGGTCGTCGGCATATCGCAGTTTGCACCACCCAACACGATCACCGTTGCTGTCGGTGACTGGTTGCGCTTTGTCCCGGATGTGCCAGTTGATCTCGTACTGAGCGGCGTAATATCCCACCATTGATTGCTTGATGTCACGAAGAGCGACGAGCATCAGCGTCGCGTCTTCTTCGATGTTTCGATTAAAAGACTTGATCTCGACTCGATCGATATAGCTTGCGCGAGAATAAATCATTTCCGTTCCTGTTCTGCGAAGAGCATGGCATACTTCACGGCAATCATATCATTGATTCTGGACTGGTATTCACTCTTCTCAAGAATGAGGCGCTGAATGTCATAGTCGGATGTGGTGGAATCCATCATCTTTTCATTGCAAGACTTAATCCACGTCGAGTGCGCATGGATCATTACCTCGTAACGGTTCAGAGGCATCATTCCGCTACGGTTGAACAGGTCAACGAATTCGTACGGCGGCACGACGTCGTTGCCTTTTGCTTTCATCACGTACCATGAGCAAGTGTCCCACAGTAGATCATGGATTGTCATCGCGGCAAGGTGTTCACTCATGTTGATCGGATGAAGCGCGTAGCCAACCGTGCAACTGTCAATGTCGTTGCGAGTGAACTTGGCTGGGTGCTGCGGGACGCCACCCCGGGGGGTCTTCCCGAAGTACCAGTCTCGACTGTCGAACATGATACGGACAAGTTCTCCGTCATTACGGTTACAGTTGATCGTGTATCGACAATGCAACTTGTCGTTGACCAGTGAATCACGAAGATACACAGCTGTGATCATGTTGACGACGTTATCGTTCGGTTCGTCGAGGTGTCTTACATCTTCTCCGATTGGGAGGACATCGACGTTGTCGAATTCTTTTGGGAGCTCCATGGTTTCCTTTCTGTAAAAACAAAAAGGAAGAGCCGCGGCTACTTTAGCAAGCACGGCTCAACCTTTTTGTCGAGTTTGGTCAGATGAGTACGAATGCGTCACCTTCTTTGATGTTCTTGAAGACGATCTCCTTCTCGTCCGCATCAAGCATTTGGAAAATGTGCTTCAGCTCAGAGTAGAACAACCAGATGTCCATGATTGTGCATGGAATATCAGTGTTCCTGCTTTTGAGCGCTTGTTCATTAAGCCAACGCATGTATTGCGGAGTGCAGTTGAAAGTCTTGTCGGTTCCGTTAATGGTGTAGTCATATCGGTACATGATGAGCCCTTTCTCTCATAAGAGAACGTGCAAAAAAAACGTCACGAAACGAACTCATCAAAGTCACCGTACGTCTCAATCGTGCTCTTCGCTTCCGACACTTTGTCGTACCAGAAGCGCATGTCGACGTCGTCCTCGTCCTGCACAGCTTCGGATTCGGCCCAGAGATGACCCTTGGTGTCCGACAGAGCGTAGAACTTGTCGCCATCACGCCGCAGCAGTTCCCCTCCGTTCTTCACAGGACAGAACGAACCGACACGGCCGACGAAATGGTCACTGTCCTCCTTTCGGATTATGATGTCGCCTTTGTTCACGCTCTTGGTTAAGCAGAGATCCTTGAATTCGATTTCCTCCTTGGAGAAAAGCGTCTTGAACACATACGGGACCTGGAACTGCAGGCCCGTTGCGTGCCATCCATCGGAATCATGAGCAATGTACACGGCATCGTTGACAAGGCACATTCTGTCATAAGTCGCCTCATGCTCGAATGTGTACCCGTACTTCTTTCCGGCGTTCATGACGAACTCGATGATCTCCGGTGTTGCATCCGGAATCTTGATCGAGTCGGTCTTGATGTGAGCCACGGCGAACCCGCGGTCCTGGACCTGGTGCTTCAACCAGACCATGAACAGCGCACCGCGCTTCGCAACGATGTTGTCCTTGTTGTTCTGACCGGAGTTACCGTTGGCTCGGTTGCCGAACTTGGCAGCAGTCAGACCGTACATGGAGTTGATCGGGATCTTCAGGGAAGTACTGAGGATCTTCTGCTCTGCAGGATCATCGCTCACGTACGGAGCAAGCTTGCCGCCGTACATGGTCTTGAGCTTGTCGAGCTCGCCATGCTTGATGGCAATACGGGCCTGCACAAGTTCGAAATACTCGTTCGTGTACTCGTCCCCCCATAGGTTGAGCGCTTTGATCGAGTGAGGATGCATGGACGCAACATCCAGAAGAGCGACATTCTTGTAAATGCCGGGTTCTGAATACACGTACCCACCCTCGCCGACTTCCTCGCCCATGTAGGTCGACTTGCCGAATTTGTATTCGTAGCCTGGGAATTCCTTGGACAGGTCTGTCCAAATGAACTTCGGGTTCCTGTCGTTCCCGAACACCATCTGTTGTGTGATTGTGTTCGTGGTCGTGTTCGGCGTCATGCCAACAATGTTCGCAAGCATGCATCTGGCCTTCCAGTCTTCCTGTCGTGCGTTGAAGACGGTTTGAGTCGCCTTTACATCATTGCAGCAGTACTCGATGACTTTCGGCCACAGTTCCTCAGGACACGGCTCGTTCCAAGGGATGCCCATCTCTTGGTGATGAATACCGAGCTCGATTTCCCACTTCTTGAGGCTTTGCTTCTTGGAGCAGAAATCGTACACGTCGGTGTACGACAAATTGTATGCCTCACGGAACATGGCGTTTCTGTCGCCGGAAACAATCTTCTGCGACAGCTTGAACAGTTGCTCGTTGGAGTAACCCATCATCGCCGCGTAGAGGATATGATTGTCGTAGCGTCGGTTGTTGAACCCGATCAAGCGATTGTTGATGAGGTTCTCCACCTCAGTCGGCTTCGGGTTGACCATCGAAGCACAGTCGCCGTCAATGGTCTTGTAGCAAACCACGAACAGGTTCGGGTACACCTCAACGTCGTAGAACACAATCGGTTCGTTGTCGTTGAATGGAGTGTCCGGTGTCTCGTCGTCACCAGATCGGAAATGCATCTTCGACACTTGCTGCAGACAGTACTCGGAATGATGAGTACTCCGCATGGCGAATGCCAGAACATGACCGCGTATGTCATTCAGGTCGTACGATTTGCCGGACTTGTACGCTTCATCAAGAATGTGCTTGATGAAATCGATGCTGGGCTTCGTACCAGGATGCACCTCCTTTCGAAGGTTCTTCTCGATGAGTTTGCGAAGTCCCGTTTCGCTGACGAACGTATTGTGGTCGATCACCTTGCTCTCCTTGAACGGAAGTCCACTTGAAATGTGGGCTACCAGATCGTCAGTGCAAAGGCCCTTTCGGCGACGCAGAGACGCTTTGCCGGACCACGTCTTGATCTCGATGCCCGGCGCATACACGTTGGTCAATCTCCCCGGATCGCCGTCATAGATGTAGTGCAGATGCAGTCCGTTTCCTGAGCGACTGGTCTCGCAGTATGTGCGGGGCCACTGCTCAGCCGCATCGATGTTCTTCTCAAGACTCTTCTCTCCTTGGTCATTTGTCAGATCGAAGTCGATTACGATGTGATTGATCGGAGGTCTGACGAAATGCTCCTTGCTGGTGTCGAGGTCTTTCAGTTTTGTCGTGACCACATCCCACGGCTTGGCAGGAATACCATCGTCAGATGCGTACTGCGCAGGACAATCCTCGTACAAGACATCAAGCTTCGACGAATGATCCTTCAGATCGATCCAGCGACGCTCGTCTCTGTCATCGATTTTCTTCGCACCGAAAATGAGCTCACTCTTGAATTCGCTATACCAACTCCTGACTCTCTCGTCATTTACAATGGCCCGTTCTTCGAACTTGTTGAAATACTCCTTCAAATCTTCTTTGAAGGCGTACATCGGTAGTATGTGCACGATCTGTGAATCAGCGCAGTACTGTTTGTATTGTGCATACGCTGAGCGAAGGCTGATTCCGTCGTCGTGCATGATCTGCCCCGAAATCTCGTCAACGAAATTGAACACGACGTCTGTACGAAACATCATCTGAACAGGAACGTAATCATCGTAGTAGTGCTTGCCAAGCTTCTTGAAAATATCAAGACAGTACTTCGCGATGGCTCCGTATTCCGTTGTGATGTCTCGCATCAGACGCAGATACACCGGCGGGCTGAACGTCTCACCAGTTGGCGAGACGTCGATCAATCGACGGATCAGGCCTGACTTCGCGTCGCTGATCTTCACCGGAGTGTTCGTACCGATCATGAGAAATGCATTGGGTCGCATGTAGTACTGCGGCTTGTACTTCTCGTTGATCGGAATCGTTTCATGAGAGACGATCGAGTTCAACTTGGTGTTGTCGTCAATTCTGGACAGATCACCGTCGTGTTGAATGGCAATCAGTGGATTCGTACGAAACGGCTCCAACGCGAACTGATTCGAACTGTTGCCGAGTGCCCTGGCGTCGAATGGGGAGCAGTACCCATCGAACATACTTTGCACGACGTTGAGCACAGTCGACTTTCCTGCACCACTCTTGCCATACAACACAACGAATTTCTGCAAATATCTGGAATCGCCGGAGACTATTGCTCCGATGGACCACAGCAGCTTCTCCTTCTCAGCAGGCTCGTATAGCTTGTCGAGAAGCTCATCGAATGCTGAGTGATCTCCGTCGACCAGCGAGTATGGAAGAACGTGCGAAGCATAATCCGTTCGCTCGATCTTCTCGTTGGCGAACATGATGCGTCCATCAAGTTCCACCGCCGAGTCGTTGAGCTTGGACAAGAACTCACGGTACTCCCTCCAAGACTTGGTTGAGTAGTCCGTCATGGAGAGCACCTTTGGGTGCAGCTCCTTCAGTTCATCCGCTTTCGCATAAAGTTCGCGGTCGACAAGACGAGCGACGTCATACTCGTCCGTTGACCACAAACCACGTTCTTCATCCCAGATTGCGTAGAAGGCTCGTGCACGGACCATCAAATCCTTCGAACGGCCTACACGGAATGCCGGAGCGATCTCAACTCCATGCCTGGTCTCCCGTACTTGTACGTTGAAGAAATCCATGGTCCACCTCCTTACCACAGGTCAGCGATCATTCCATCCATGATGTAATTGTTCATTTGCTTCCACAGTGACATCTTCTTCTGATTTCCGAAATATTCTTGCGTCGGGAACCATCCGTCCTTTCCGTTCGAATCGATGTTACGGTCTAGAATACGTTCAACCTCATTCTCAACACGGACGGTCCATGTTGGAAGTTTCTCCGTGTGGTTGTCCGAGTACCAACCAAGGTTTGCATTGGAAATGCATTCCTCAAGGAGATCCTTGATCGAGTACTCGTTGTCCAGCATGAGGCTCATACGGTCGAGCAGAGCCACTAGAACGAGCAGTACAGACGGCGGTTCGTCCGTGTGCTCGTTAAGCGTCTCCTCATAAAAATAGATCGCGTCATCGATTCGGTTGTTGTCGTCTCGAATGTCCGAATGAAAAGTGATTTCATTCAACTTTCCGCAGAGGTCCTTGTATCCATCGGGGGCGTAGAGATCGACGAGAATGTCACTCATCCTGGTCCCCGTCGTTCTCGCTCTCCTCATCCAGATGATCGTGTTCCTCCCGCATGTAATCCGCAATCGGCTCCTCGATGATTTCCATTGAGAAGCGCAGACCCCTTTTGTGGTTGATGCAGAATCCACGATTGCCGTTCTCCTCGGTGACTTCGCACAGATCGCCGATCAGGCTTTCGACGAAGTCGGTGATTGGGAGATCGTTTTCATCAAGAATCATATTGTCATTGATGAACCAGGAAAGATTCATGTCTGGGAGATCATCATGCGCGAAGTACGTCTCCTCGTCAGGATAAGTCCAGCCGGGCTCGTCAGTCACAGACTCCACCTTGCGGTTGACTTTCTTGACTGGACGAGGGCTGTTCTTCTCGTCCATCATGGCCTGTGCGTCAGCAACTGCCTTGTCCAGATCGATCACGTCGTCAACCGGCTTTTGCACAACGATCTCCTCGTCATGCTCGGGCTCCGGAGTTTCGATGCTATCAACGGGGTTTAGAACTTCCTCGTCGAGTTCATCTGCGACACGAAGCGCCTTGATCTTGTCCCTCGTGAAGCCGATGGCAACACCAACGGCGACACCCGCTGCGGCAGCGATGATGTTCTTGTTCATTTCAATTCCTTTCAGATTAGATTGTAGATGACACCGTCGACATTGAAGTCGAGCTTCCAAGTGCCAGTGATGAAATCGGGATCCTCAGGGAAGTTCCTGGGATCGGAGAGATTGAAGTCGACGAAGCCGTCGCCATTGTCCGGGCTCTTGACCCAGCCGACAAGAGCACCTTCGGGAGACCGAGGGAGATCCAGCATGTCGTAGACCTCGTTGAGGAAGACGTGCCCCCTCGTCCGGAGAAGATCGTTCGCCATGTTCTGCTGCGTCTTGAGGAAGAGCAGCTGATAATCCCTACTGGGTTCCCAGTTCCTGGACGAACTGTCGAACGTCCGAGAATATGGGCTGTTGAACAAATCCTTCTTGAGAACAACATTCTTGACGCTGTTGTTCGCAGTGGTTTCGGGCACGTCGATCGTGTTGCCCTCGGCGACTGCCTTTCGCTCGACCTTTGCGGCTTCGTTTCGCTTGTTCCAAGCCGCCTGAAGTGCGTTGAGCGCAGAGGACAGCGCAGCCGTCCTACCGAGCATGATGCTGTGACCCTTGCAGATGCACCCGATGCCGACTGCCATCATCGCGAGTGAAGGGCCATACGTCTTGACGAACAGACCGGCGGTCTGCGCGTAAGAAATGGCGAGGTCCTTCCTGTAGTCGTCTTCGGTGTACTCTTCGCCCATACGCTTCTTGTATACATCCGGATTGTCATGGCACAGATTTACAGCGTCGATCATCTCGTGATGATTGTCGATCACCTCATTGTGGTGCTTAAGTCCCTGACGGACGGCAAGAACAGCGCTGCCCACGACAGCGACACAACCAATAGCCGTGAGAATCGTCGGAGACGAATCCTCGATGTGCAGTTTTGCGTTCTCAAACTTCTCGCGGAAGCTCATTTTATCATTCCTTTCTTTGAAAATCTGTAGAATATGGCGATCACTTGATCGTCGTTCATCTGCTGGACCTTCTTGGCCCAGCGAGGGCCCGGATAACACTCAGCTACCCGGACCCTCATCTGGTTGACATTCATCGATCGTTCACCGTGACTGGTCGAGGAAGATCCAGAATGTACCCCTCACGAATCCGTCGTGGGGATGCGCCACCGATGGAGTACCAACCCCATTCTGCATCCGTGTACGAGCTGGTGACTCCTGCAAGATCATACAGGTCGGCCACCGTTGCAACATCGTACTGGGAGATCAGATCCGCCAACGAATCAAGAATTCGATCGGCTTCGTCTCGGCTGGCAAGGACGATTTCATCGAAATCATGTGTAGCCCTTGCTCGTTGAGAATATGACTCCCTCGGCTTGTTGTAGAAATTGTTGTAGCTGACGAACGATCGATTGTCGCGAACATTCTTGCGCCGGTTCGGTCCACTGTCGCCGAACAGCAGCCTCTGGATCGACTCCGATACAACATCGGAAATGGTGTTCTTCGCTGCTGGAAGAAGCACATCCATCAAGATGTACTCGGCAACTGATCGCCCATCCTCAGCGATGATCGACCGCTTGAGCTTCTTTACGGCGGAGTCCTTACGCCTTTGGCCTTTCGCTACCGCTTCGACCTTCGGCCTGTTGTTTTCCGAATAATTTCCGCCCCTTTCAGGCATGATGGAATTACTCGGCAGGTTCACCGTTGCCATTCGTCGACCTCACTTCTTGTCCATGGCCAGAGGATGCTCGATGCCGTCGACCTTCTCGACACCGGCGAGCTGCTTGATGCGATCCTGCGGAATGAGCTGCTCGATGAACTTGCTCGCGTAGTCGGTGTCCTGCATCATCTTCATCAGGAAGGACTCGTAACCACGAGACTGCCGGAAGTCGTTGAGGACCTCCTCGTTCTTGACGAACCGCTTGCCGTCATCGGATTTTACGCCAACACTCTTGAAAATGAGCGTCTGGATGATGTTGAAGATCTCACCGACCTTACGACTGTTGGACAGACGCTCAAGAGTCGACTGGATGTCGCCAGCGGAGCTGAAAGACAGCTCGAGCATCTCGGGAACGGTCAGGTCGAAGTAGTACTTCTCAGTCTGCTCGTCGCCATTGTAATCGATATAAGTGATTTCACGGGTAATCATTGTTGGATCTCCTGGAACTTGTTTGTGATGATTTGCGGGTATTCACTGTAATAACGCTGATAGAAATCGATCATCAGCGCAATGTCATGCTGATCTGCATGATCTCGTCTTGCGAACTCTGTTTCATTGTCTCCCCGGCAAAACGCTCGCAGCTTGCGAACGTCGCGGGGGATGACCATCAAGGCAACTTCCCAAGGCTTGAACAGCTTGGTGGCGCCAAGAGGATCAATGATGATGAGACGCTTCTTCTTGCTCATGTCGATGTCCGCTGGACGAACACCGTACTTCCAGATTCCTTCGGTCGTGTTGTATTCACGAACGTTGATCAATCTTCCTTGTTTTGCGAGATAGTCGAAGTTGTAATCATCCATGAACACATAGCTTTCGCCATTGGTTTCGCCAGAACGAATGGGACGAGTCGTGCAAGTGACAACCCGCTCCCACCCGTTCTCCGCGCAAAGCCTGTCGGCGAACCAATTCTTACCACTGCATGTCGCACCAACGATCGCCAGCATTCAGTACCCCTTGTAATAGTCCGGCTTCGGTACCGTGTCGTACTTGATGACGAGACACGGCTCTTCCTCGACTGTCAGGCATGACGTGAACCTGATGTCGAGCAGACGATCGGCGTTCCAACCGATGTCGTCGCCAAGGCCAATCGGATCAAGTCCGAGAAGCCCGTAGAACACGTTCAAACTGATCCAGTCCTCCTGAAGGAGTCTGGCGTTCAACGCATTCTGCGCCTGACGGATCTTCTCAGCGTCGATCCTGAAATATCGTCCCGACAGATCATCCATGGTAAGAGGCTGAGGCCCGTTTATAATCACAGCGTTGTTGGAAGATGCCACCTTCTGTTCAGAAATGGCATCGTCGATCTTGCGCTCCTCCCTCTCTCCAAGGGTCTTCTTCACTTGGCCCTTGTATTCTTGGAATGTACTGTCCAAGATGGAATACGCCTGCATTAGGTTTGCTCCACGTTTCAGAGCAATATGATTGCCGCAGAACAACGTGGAAATGGTCGTCACAGCGCAGATCGCCGTAGGAAGATAGATCTTCCAAGTGACCTTGATCTTCTCGAAAGCTGTCGCATTCGTCTGGTTGTCCATGTCATAGTCGCAGATTGCTGCGCGAGCCCTCGGGCCTGCCTTGGCAGCGAGAATCGCTGTGCATACAACGCCGATCGAACCGGTGGCCGTAAGAATCAGCGGAGCATGGTTGTTTGTGAACTTGTTGACCGACTGAATGATGCTGCTAGTCTTGGCGTTCATTGTGTCATACCTTCGTCGGGTAGTTGACGCCATAGAGGCTGTTTACACATGGTTCTCCGTAACGGTCAAAGGACACAAAATATCCGAAATCCTTGCCTGGCAACAAGCCATCGATGTCGATCATGGTGTCAATTAAAGTTTGGTCTTGATCAGACAGTGCTCTCATTGGGAAGTACTCGACTTGGTTTTTTGACTCGGTTTCAAAACCGTGCTTGGGAGTGTACATTGTATTTTATCCTTTCTGTGTTTAACAAAAAAGGATACAGGCCGTGTTGAGGGTCTGTATCCTTGTGAAGTCACTCCTTCTGATCGGGTTCGGTAGTATCTTTCAGCATCTTTTCCGCCATCTTTCGATTAACGGCATCTTCGAGCTTGTGCGTGAGCTTCTTCGCGCCACACCAGACGCCAACGCCAGCGACCATTCCGATCGCCGCGACTGCGAGAGTATACGCGACAGAATTCTCTTCGTCAGGGGTCTCGATGATGTCATCGGGTTCGACTTCAGTGATTTCGATGTCGTCAGACATGATGAGTTCCTTTCATTGATGAGTTCTTCTCGTAAGAAGATGTGCAAAAAGCACAAGCCGGTTAAGACTTGTGCTGTGGTTTTAAGTCAAGATGCCCAGATACATCCCGACCATCAACAGTACGATCGCCAACAGTGAATATGTCAGCGCAGCGATGAGTTGAATAGTCTTGTTATTCATGGCTTCTCCTTTCTCATAAGAAGACGTGCAATTTAAGAAACGTACTTGAGCCGTTCTGGTGCCATGTGATTCTTGTCTGACTTCGTCACGAATGGAGGGAGCTTATGATCCAAAATATGAATTCCGTAGCAGTACCAATCACCTGGAACGATGAACAGAAAATATGCATCTGTGTCATAGTTCAGTTCAGCCCACAAATCCAAAGACCGCTGATCTTCAACGTCCAACCCGCGCTTCACCATGATTACTCCCAAAAAAAAAACAAAAGCTACAGACCGTGTTAGGGTCTGTAGCTTTGATGTTACTCCTTGTTCTGGATGTCCTTTTTAATCGAATCGAGCATAACGGCCAAGACGATGACTGCCAGGACGAGCGTGATGGGTGCCACGGTGAGCGCGGACACGCAGATCACAAACACGTCCACAACGCAGACGAGAATCTTGGCGAAGAACATGATTGCGTAAAACATTGTATCTCCTTATGTAGAAGTATTCTCATAAGAAGATGTGCAAAAAGCACAAGCCGGTTAAGACTTGTGCTTTTATTGTGTCACATCCTTTCAGATTTCTTGTTATCACAATCCGCGAGTGCGACCAGTAGCATGATCGTCGTGACGACCAGCAGGATCATCAGCGGGTTTCCGTGAAACAGCGATGCCACGGAAACTCCAAGGATGAACGCGGCGAACACGACAGCGCCAATGGTTTTGCAGATGCGCGTGAACATTGTATCTCCTAAAAGTAGTGTTTCTCATAAAAGAATGTGCAAAAAAGTAATGTGCAGTGTAAATTATACCACACATTACTTTTGAGATTACTCGGTCATTTCTTCGGGACGAACCCCAACGCTTTCGACGTTATTGCGTCTTTCTCTTCATAAATAAGAATCGTTAAAATCGGAACAACGGTACCGATGATCGGCATGACGTAGTCCTTCCAATCCTTTTTAGGCGAATAACCAGTTGCTTTCGCCTCCATAAGAATTTTGATCTCGTCAGCCGTCTTTCGGGTTTCCTCGGTCCCTGGTTCATAATCATCCATCTTCTGAAGATGATCTTCAATAACCGAGTCGAAGTGTTCGGAGAGATTATCCTTCATAATTAGTCCTTTCTAGTCTCTCATTAAGAGCTGTGTGAAAGATAAACCGAGAGATCGACATGCGACTCCTTCCGAAGTTCCGAAATATTCTTGTCCAGCACCAGATACACTTCATCAGCATCATTCACTATCAATGAACCATCGTTTACTCCGCTGGTTGACAAGTCAATGGACATGAACAACACAAGTAGGCACAGCATCACAGCAACACAGCAAATCGTCCGCACCACATTCGCGAATTCGAAATCGATGATGTCAGTGACGACGCTAATGATAATTAGTGCGATGCATACTGCGCACAACAGCATTTTGTTACGTGCACTCATCGTACTTCACCATTCTTGTTCGACGATCACGACGATTGTTATTGGTTTTCAACGGAAGTTTCTTCACTTCGTCCGAAATGCGCTCAGCGATACCATTTCCACCATATTTCGTATAAGGTTCGTACAAATACTTCATGAAATCTTCATATTCATCGTACGTGATCCAACCACGAGCGATGAACCTTTCCCCGATGTAAATGATGCGATCGTGTGCGAGGCCGACGAGCAAGGTCTTTTCTGTTGAATTCCGGTCGAACTTCTTTTGAAGTATTGCCCAGAAGCCATTACTTGCGAGTACTGTCACGAACACGGTGACCAGTACGTCTATCCACACTGAGCCGCCGAAAAAATGCATTAGCCAGTAATTCCCAAGATTGGACGAATACCAAGAGCCGTATTGGCGGGGAGACAGTCGGCCATACCATTCTTGCACACGCAGAAATGATCCCACTTTGCAAGCGTGTTGAGCCACCAACCATTGTCGACTTGTCCATCGCCAGAGGCCATGCGGAACCTCGGGGCAAGACGGAACAGCGCGAGCTGAGTCATGTCGGTGGTGTGGTTCCAGGCGAAAGCCGAGTTCTGGTTCGACGCACCAGCGGGCTTTCCGTTTTGAATCTCGAACACCGGAGAACCGTAGACCATCCGCTCAGACATCAGCTCGCAAGTACAAACGTCGAGCCAACTCGTGGCGGTTGCCATGCCGCTATCTGTTTGTGACGAGAATGGACGAGGCGCATTGAGCAGTGAACCACCGCCGAAGAAATTGTTCACCTGCGACACGATGCCCGCGAATTTGGTACGGATGTTCGCGCCAATGTAGCCGCCAGCATTCGTAGCGGCGGTGTTCATGACGGAAGTCCCCATGGGAAGTCGAGGAATGATGTTCACATGGTGCGTCTTGACAAGAGTCGCACCGTTCCTACCGATTCCATACCAATAATCCATGTCGGTGATGATCCAGTCAGTTCCACCGTCAGTCCAATAATCACCGATGTACAGATTGTCGAATGTTCCAGAACGGATGGCATTCTTCTGGTCGGTCGTAAACAAATTGCCGAGATTTTGCCCACGGTAAATGTTCCTGTGGAAATATGCGTTCTGCGCGAAGGTATCGGCCAGTCGTCCGAAGGCTTGAGTCATGCTGAGCTTACGAGTACCAGAAGCGCCATCAACAGCAATAGCGTCGGTTCGCGCAAGCGAAAATGCTTCCGTGAGATCCGTGATTCGAGTCATTGTTAAATCCTTTACGAGTTGTTTGTGAACTTGGTTACGGCAGTTATATTAACCCCAGCGCTCGTGGTGAAATCAACAAGATTGCCGCCATTGTAGAACTGAACCGTGTTCTCAACGGTGCCGGTTGCCACAAGTTTGTTCAGCTGATTCGTGAGAGACATGATCTGGTTCTGCAGATTGGCAGCCTGATTGGTGTTAAGTTGGTTCTTCAACGTGAGGAACCACGTGTTGAATGACGCCTCGAAATTGGACTCAGCTTCATTCGCCTTGGTCTGAGCGTTGCCCACGATGTCTTTCATCAAAGCGTTGTACGAAGCATCCCACTTGCCGCGAATGTCATCAACGGTGACCGTTTGAACGGGCGCTGTCACGTACGGGCACCATGCCGTTCCAACGAGATTCGTAATATTCGTTTTCTGAATCGAAGAATCGCCAGCAGCGAAATTGATGGCGAACAAAACCAACGTGTTCCGCCCCGTATCACGATTAGTGATTACGTTGAGCATGTCCGTGTAGGAACTGTAATAACGCTGCTCTTCGACGATGAATTGTGCAAACCGGTAATATGACTCCGTCTTCAGATCAAGACACACTACCACAGTACGAGGTTCTGTCGAACTCGCGTAGTTAGACACATTGATCGGCATCTGATACACAGAATCATTCTGAATCCACTTCTTGCTGAGCCAAGCCTTACCGGATCCGATGTTAATGGTATGTTCATCGATAACCGTGACCTTGAACGCATCGCCCCAGTTGGCGAACACGCCTTCAGTGATGACCCCATCGAACGGAACGGCCATGTCCTCGGCAGAATATGTACGGTCTCCGTCAATACTGTTCCAGAATCCGCTTCTAAATGTCATTTCACTCCTCCATGGTGATCATCGAGTTTGCGGCGAACTCGAAGGAAACAGACAGAATGGAGAAAATGAAATCTCCCGACGCTTTGCGGTGATTGATCGGAACAAGAAAACACTCACGGTCCGCATCAACCATCCAACCCTCGACGCGAGGGATGAACCAGTTCGTTGGCTCAGACACGAGTTCCTTCCTAGCTGCTCGGGCTTGCTTGTACCTCTCCCCCGTAGGGGGAACAAGTTCAGACATTGCTGTTTTGTTCATTTTCTCATCCTGTGATGGTCCGTATTGCCCTGAAATCGGGAACGATTACAATTCCATTTTTGTCGGCTGTGATGGTCATTCCATCGATGGTGCACCAGGCGCCGTTCCCCATGTCGTCAAAGACATTCACAATGTCACCGATGTAATAATCTCTCATGTAAACCCACTGAACGTTCGGATCAACGTCTCCTGTGAAAGTCGTCTCCGTCACGTATTCACGCATTGATGCGTGTCCATACGATAGGAGCTCGTTCACGTATTGGTGGTATGGGATGTCTTTGTTGTTGTCATCCTTCAACTTGACGTTCGAACCGTCGATCCACTTCTCGATCCTCCCCATCCCAGAAATGAATCCACCGCTTGTCGTGTTGTCATTGGTACGTTCAATGGGCATAGTTATCCGAGGTTTGCCGTCGCCAGGGTCGGCGCCGGTGACGTAGAATGCGTTTGCATACTTTTCGTTGTCCTGAACAAATTCACTGGACTTCAAGTTGTTGAAATTATCGGAAAACGTGACCCATTCATTTGTCCCCTGGTTCCAACTGCGATCAACACCAGTGCCAAGACGCCATCGCCATCTGTTGTCATCCGTGTGGTGTACGAAGATGTAACACGTCGGCGATGCATACGTCTTCACAAGATCCGCCAAGGCCTCGTAAACGGTCTGCCCGAGATACTGCTTGGAGATTTGAACGTCACCCAGTTCTTTTCTCCAATTCGATTTATCTCTGTGCAGTCCAGTGATTCCGCGGTACTTCTTGTTCGGATTTGTTGGGTCAGGAGCGAATTGTTTAAGAAATGGACCGTCAATGCAGTTCTCGTCAAGAAGTTTGTTGACAATGTCACCGGGTGCTCCAGTAACATCGATCTGCTGGTACACGACACGTCTTGACGTTATGTACTCCATCGACTTCCCGGTGAATATCATCCGCGGAGCATCTTCGAACGTGTCCTTCATATCGCGTTTGTTGACCATCATTGTGTGCTCGGAGTCCTGAATTCTGAGGAATGCGCCCAACTTGATCGTATTCCAGAGGTCAGGATCGTAGTACATGTACAGCTCGAAATCGCCGCATTCCTTGGCTTTGTCAGTCCACACAAGAGATTCGTAGTTGTCGACAATAGTTTGCAGTTCCCAATTGTCGTCGTAAACAAGCACATCGTATGTCATCAGATCCCCTGGTATTTGATGTCGTACTCGACTTCATGCTCAGCTGCGAACTGGTTTATGTTGTCCCCCATGATCAGGCACGTGATCGTGTTTGCACCCTGTTTGATTCTTGGCCAGTACGGATTCGTGCCGACGGCATTCAGACACGTTGTCCAATGGTTCTTGTGCCAGATACGGACGTACTTGTTGCCATTCTTGGTTCCAACTTCGATGTAGTCTCCCTTTTCGAAGTCTTCTCCGATCTTGTCCTTGACCCATTTCATGTTGATTTCGAGATATGATGTTGGGTTGATACTGTCGGAGTAACGAATCCTCGGAATGTCAGCAAGTTTGCCGTAGAGCTTCGACCTGATGACAATGCCATTGTCGAAAGACCCGGAGTATTCCATGCCAAGTTTTGCGCTGTTTTGGATTTCTCCGAACTTCAGCACATGACTGGGCCACGCCTTGTCGGCGTTCGTACTCTTGCTGACGTACAAGAAATAAGCAGTGCCGCCAAGTTCACGGTCCATTTCGCTCATGACCCCAATGGCAACTGCAGAACTCGTCATGTCGTCGATCATCGAGCTCAAATATTTCATATGCCAACTGTCATCTATTTCATACCGCAGGCCCACTGAGGAAATTATCTTCTCGACCATTCTCGACATGTCTTGTCCGTAGCGATTCAAACCCATCCTGTCAGACTTGACCCATGACGTGTCAATGTTTGGATCATTCACCGACCAAGCCACGCCATTCTCATCAATTGAAATCAGAGTCTCATTGTCGATGCCTGTCGCATTGTCGGCGAATGGGAATTCAAAGCCACCCTTGACACTTGAAATACTTGTGACTTTTTTCGCGGGGGCATAGAAATACGGGTCAGGACAGACGATCGTTATCTTGACTTTGGTGATCTTCTCGAAAATGTCAGGTTCGCACTTCTCGACGTACCCCCGCATGATGTACGTGCCGGTGTCGGTCACGAACGCCATCTCGACGCGATTCTTCACTGCGTAAGTCTTGTAAATCCACTGTCTGGCGTGTTCAATCGTCTTGCCGGGTTGAGCAACCACAGCCAGGGTGAGAGAAAGTGTGCGCTCCCCCACCCTGGCCGAGTTGTACATTGCACCATCATTCGTCGCGAACTGAGTCAGATTGATGTCTGCACCAACCGGTCCGTGACCTTCGATCTTGGTGATGACGTAAGGAGCTTCGTACGCTCCAACGAAATTCGTGCTGATCTCGTCACCGAACTGGTTGACGACAGACACCGTCTTGATCATCGTGAATACCTCTTGATGTTCGAGATGAGCTCCTTCGTGTCGCGATAGATTTCGCGGCGAGTAGGAGCAGTCGGACTGTTGATGGTTTGATTGAAAGTGACATTGTTGACCCCGTTCGGGTTCGATGCACTTCCATTTTGAGCCCTGACTGCGTCGTTGACGCCAACAGAGACTCTTGCGTTCGAGCTTTGACTGTTGAACAGGTCACCGAGCCTCGAAGCGGCGCTTCGCACTTGCGAATCATCCACGGTCGGAGTGATCACAGGATTGAAGTCCGGATCGAGAGTCAGACCGTCAACAATCTCGCGGAATTTCTCATTGATGCTCTTGCCTGTGCTTTCGGCAAGATTCTCAGAGGATCGCTTGACCCACTTCTCACTGTTGTCGATACCTCGGACAAGGCCCAACCCGACGAACTCGCCGATTTCGGTGGTCACCTTGGAAGGTGAAGCAATGCCGAGCTTTTCCTTCAACCATTGCGGCAACTTGTCGGCCAGACCACGGATGCTGGCCATCAGCTGGTCCTTGACCCGTTCGATTCCTCGTTTGATGCCATTGACAAGAGCCACACCAATAGCAACGGCCTTGTCACCGATTTCATCAGCGTGCTGATCGATGGCGGTCTTAATACCGTCAAGGAAACTCAGCAACAGATTCACACCGGAGTCGATGATCCGACCAATATTGGCGCTGACCGTGTCGATGAAGTTGACAATGATGTCAATGGCAATCTGTGTAATCTCGCCAATGTTGTCCCTGATTGCTCGAAGGAAATCTTTGATGAGATTTATACCGGTCTGAATCAACACAGGGGCAACCTGATTGATCGTGTTGCACATACCGATGATGGCGTCTCGTACCAAATCGAAGAAACTCGGCAGCGAGTTGCGCAGAGCATTCAGGCACGCCGTGATGATGGCGGTGAGAGCCGCTTCAATGGCTGGACCATTACTACCGATGATGTTGCAAATGTTGATGAAACCCTGCGCAATGGCAGCGCACAACAACGGAATCAGAGCAATCAGAGCAACGCCGCCAGTAGTTACAGCTGTGATCAATGCCACGAAGGCGAACACGAACAATGCGATACCTGCTGCAGCCACACCGACAGCAATGCCGATCAACGCGACTGCGGCAGCCAGCAGCATCATAGGAACAACGACTTCCTGCGCCAAATATGCAGCAGCGATCAGAACGCCGAGTCCAACGGCAAGGCCAAGCAACGCGATTCCCATCTCGGCAAGAGACATCGAACCGAGAACCTGCAATGCTCCAGCAAGGATCATCACGGCGACGGAAACAGCAATCAGTGCCCCAGCACCCTCTGCTGCGCCACCCCCCTTCAGGAGCATCACCGCAGCGACAAGCTCGCCAATGACAATCGTCATCATGATGACGCCCTTGAGATACGTGCTCCAATCCATACTGGCGAATTCACCGATAATGTGGCACATACCCTGAATGGCGATCACCATTGCGAGCATCGCCGCCGCATCGCCGAATCCATTGTCGGGCATGACGAGGAACAGACCCATGAGCTCTGCCAACACCATACTGAGCATGGCGAAGCCTTTGAGATATGAATTCCAGTCACGCTTGGACAACTCATCAATGACGTCAACGATCTGCTTGATGGAGTATGCTGTAGCGAGAATGGCGAGGCCATTACCGATCTTCAACTTGTCGCCAGACATCGAGAACAGCGTCATGGCACCGACGATGGCAACGAGTGCCAGAATGCCCTTCACCAACTGCTTGGTGTCCATCTCGCCGAATCCCTTGACCGCGAAGTAGAACAGAATCATGGACGCGGCCATGAGAATGAACTGCCCCGCGCCCTTGGCGACATTGTCACCCTGTTCGAGAACCTTGGCGGCGGTGACCATCACAGCTGTGATGACAGTGATGGCCACAATTCCCTTGACGAGCTCCTTCGTGTCGAGCTTCGAAAGAAGGTACACTGCGCCAGCAAGAAGAAGAACACCCGCCGCAATGGCGAGCAGTCCGGCCATCTTGAACGACGTGCCGATGTCCTTGAACATGTTATTGAGACCGCGGGTGATGTTCTCGAGGTTCTTCAGGAGACCATTCTTCACACCGGACATGAGATTCTCAGTGTCTTCCTTGGCTGTCTTGGCGTTCCGATTGAACAAGAACCAAGCGCCGATGATGACACCGAAGATCACCGCCAGTGCGGCGGCTGCTGCCATGAGACGATCGGCAGGAATCAACGCGAGAACCCCCAACGCCACGGCAAGAACCAGAGTTGCAGCAGCCAACTTTAGAATTGCTGTCGCATTCAGATCATGCGTGGTGGCCTTCATGGAGTCCTTGTACGCGTTGATCGTGTCGACAATCGGTCCACGGGCGTCTTTGACGGTCTTGGCCAGTTCCTCGAACAGACTTCCGACCTTGGTGAAACTTTTGGCGAGATTCACAAACGACCCCGCCATGATTCCGGTGAAGATACCGCTGATGACACTCACAAGAGCGTCCCAAGCATTCATACCCTTCAGCGCTTCGTAACCCTTGTCGACGCCCTCCTTGATCTTGTCACCGAGCCACTTGAATTTCTCGCCAAGCCAATCGAGTGCGTCGCCGATCTTGCCTCGGTTGTCAAGAACCGCCTTCTTGATCTTCTCAAATTTCTCGGGAAGACCCCAAGCGTTGGCGCCCTCTTTGATGTCAGAGCCCCACTTCTTGAACAACTCGGCGGTCTTGCCACCCATCGCGGAGCCAAGCTCCTTGATCTTGCCTGCCGCTTCGTGCGCCTTGTCACCAAGCTTGACGAACATCGTTCCCGCGTCATCATGAGCGCCATTCTTGACACTCTCAGCGAAATCCTTGATGTTGTCGGCAACATGCTTGATCTTCTCACCGATTCCAGCCCAGTCGATTCCGGCGAAGAAGTCCTTCACCTTCGTCAACGCCGAACCGGCAAGTTCCTTGATAGCGCCACCGAGGTAAACGGCTGCTCCCTTGAGTGAATTCCACGCCGCGATGACCGATGGCCCACAGACATCCCAGACTTGTTTGCCAACTTCTTTCATTTTGACGCCAATGGAAGAGAGTTGACCCTTGAAGGTTTCCCAAGCAGTGTGGACGTCGGGACCGTAGACTTCGCGGATGTGTCCGCCGAACTCTTTGACCGGACCAGCAAGATTCTTGAACGCCGGGCCGAGCTTGTTCAACCCGAGCTGGTCAATGAGGTCAGTCAGAGCGTTCTTCTGCTCCTTGCCGATGAGAAGATTGTAGAAGTCATCGAGTCGAACCTGACTCGCGGTCTTCCACAGATCCTGGAGCTTGGCTTTGGCCACCATGAACCCGCCAGCGGCGGTGTCACGAGCGGCCTGCCCAACACGAGTGAACGTGTAGGACAGACGACCCCACAAAGTGGCATCATCACCAGTCCACATGATCTTCAAATCGTGCAGAAGGTTCTTGAACTTCTGCATCGACGTGATGGCCTCATTGGAAACGGGCTTTGCTTCCAGTTGTACGCCACCAGGAGGTGCATCGCCAACGCGATGACGCTCCTGAGCACCAACGCCAACGCCCTTTCGGAACAATGCGTCCTTGACTTTCTTGCCGACAGCCTCTGCCTTGTCACCGATCCAGTCAAGAGCCTTCTTCACAGCGGAGAAGTCCATGCCATTCATGTGATCTTGCAGCGACGACAGTCCATGGTCCATCTTGTCGATGGCCGAGGAACCGCTGTCACCGAAGATCTTCGACATGCTGAACTTGCCGTGGGTCAACTTGTCGAACCAACCGAGAAGATCCCTGATCTTCTGACCGAGCCAGTCAAGAAGCTTGCCGATCGGATCGAATCCATTGACCCACTGGTCGAACTTGACGATGACGTCACCGATGTGAGCTGTCAGCGTCAGAAGACCGCCAAGAACGAACTTGGTGATCGCAAACGCAGCGCCGAGAATCGGCTTGACAAGAGCCGCGAACAACTTGAGCAACTGACCGACGGGCCACAGGACGATCTTGACGGCCGAGAAAACCCCTTTGAACGTCCGGGTCAAGTTGTCCATCGCCTTGTCCGACGGAACCAGCTTCTCCGTAAGGTGCTGGAACCCGATCGAAACATCAGCGAGCGTCTTACCGAGGTTTCCATTGAACGACTGTTGAAAAGCGATGCCAACGGCCTTCAACGGCGCGACAAGCGCCTTGACGACGTTGGTCAGCCCCTCAATGACCGCAGTACGACCCCCCATGTCCTTCCAGGTCTGGAGCATTGCATTCCTGGCCTGTGAAGTCTGACCGACGAACCCGGTGATGGCGTTTCCGACTGTGGTGAACAGGTCCTGGGCTTCTTCGAAGTTACCGAACAGGATGGAGAAAGTCTGAGCCCATCCCGAACCGAGCTCTTCCTTCACCGTCCCGATCAGTTGCGAGAAAGTTTTGATCTTCGTCGCAGAGTCCTCGGCGGTCTTCGCCAGATCAACAATGGCATCAGCCTGTTCCGCGGTGTACCCCATGGAAATGAGCTGTTCCTTGTTGTACTCACCCGCCAATTGAGACAGGGTCTCAACCATGATCTGGGACGACAACCATCCCTTGGACAGAGACTCTCGGAATGAACCCTCCTGCTGGATCATGGAGTCGACAGCAACACCATGCGCACGAGCGGTGCGTTTCAGAGCTTCCTGGAAAGCTTCACCACCCATGCCGGCGTTGACAACCGAGTTCCAGTCCATGAGTCGTACCGTTCCCGAAGAAATGGCCTGGCTCAACTGGTACATTGCGGTAGACGCTTGTTGCGAATTGGACCCAGACAGAGCTGCAAGATTCGCAATGCCCTTGATCGACGACACAGAATCCTTCAGACCGACGCCAGCAGCGGTGAACATACCGATGTTGTGCGTCATCTCTGAGAAGTTGTAGATCGTCTTGTCCGCGTAGGTGTTCAACTCATTCAGAGCGTCATTCACGGTCTGAATGTTCTCACCCTTGGACTTGGTGTTGGCAAGAATCGTCTGAACAGCATTCAGCTGAGTCTCGTACTCATGATAACCATCGAGAATCGGATCGATGGTCAGAGCTTTGAGCATGCTCATCCCGGCCGAAGTGACCCTCGACGCGAGAGTGCCAATAGCTGCTCCAGCAGCAACCGACAATGTTGAGAATCTGGCCTGAAGCGTGTTGGCGGACTCCGAAGCCTTGTCGAATGTGACCGTCTTCGCAGTGTTCGCCAACTTCTGAAGCGAATTCGTCGCTCCATCAAGGTTAAGTGAACTCTTCAACGTGCCGAGAGAATCAATGGACGACGCGACCTTTGTCTTGAAGTCCGCGTTGTCCATTTTCAGCTTGACGATTTGCTCGTCAATCGTTGCCATTCGTCACCTCATTCCAAACATCAGCCGCAATCTGGTCGAAGACCGGACGCAACGCTGGATTGATGTAATCTCTACCCGACACGTAGCCACCATTTCTCGTTCCATGCCCGTATTGGATCAACACCGCAATCGGTACACCATGGTTGATATTGGAATTGGTCCAGTAAATGGCCCAACCGGTCTTCGTCTTGTGAATTTCGTATCCCCAACCGCGGGCTGTGGCCCCGGTTTCATAAGGCGTCGCCGCAGAAAGGGCATTGACACCACGCTGAGCATACTTCTCAAGATACTTGATCGGGTCGAACTTCAAAAGACGTGACAAATATTCCTGCGTCTTCGTGAATGAACCCGTTGTCTCGAAATATACTCTGGTCATGAGTAGAAAACGCCGGTCTGCATGAAACCGTACTCACCAGAACCAGGATTTTTGATTGTCAATATCATCGTGTCGTTTCCAGGCGTGGTCCGTTGTTTGACAGCACTGAAGAAAGCATATCTTACGTGCTTGTCGTTAATGTCGAATTCCATCGTGGTGAAAGAGTGCTTCAAAACGTCGTTGTCCGCGACATTCGTCGAACAAGTCAACATGTCTGTTGCCGTTGAACTGATCGCGAAGCCGAAAGACGCGGCACGAGGAGCATTGGTGTCGTCGGACTTCACCGTCACGTTATTCGTACTGTCGATAAGCATGGTACTATTGATAAACGACTGATAGAGCTGGCATCCACGAATTCTGAAGAAGAACAACTCACCGGAACTTGTAAAATCATTCGCCGGTTCGCTGGTTAACAACGATATCATTCTCGGTGTGGACAACGCACACAGTATCGAAATACTACCTTTGTTACTGTTGTATCTCGATTTAGCGACAGAAGGAATATTGATCGAATAAATGGTAGGAACAAAATAAACGACAACAGTCAACAACAAATCTCCGGACTGCCCCAAACGATCGGTTAAATACGATCGGATATCATCACCGAAATAGTCGCCGTCTTTTTGGGCAAACGGAGGACAACCAGTAATTTTCGTGAACGAAATGTCTGGTTGAGTCAGCGCACCACTGGAAATGGAATTGATAGCAGCTGCCATGTCACCGGATTTGATGGACGCAGACCCAGCGCCCTTGGCCCTAATTGCATCACAAGCATTTTTGTAATGCTGATACGGCATGACTGCATGGTCAGACATTATCATGCTCCATTCTGTGCGACGTCAGTGAACCGCATGAGAATAAGATTGACTAACTGGTTGATCTCCACTTGAGTGGCCTGATGTTCTGGACCTTGAGGACCGGTTTCACCCTTCGGGCCTGCTGGACCTGGATCACCCTTCGGGCCTGCTGGACCTGGATCACCCTTCGGGCCTGCTGGACCTTGAGGACCGGTTTCACCCTTCGGGCCTGCTG